CATTACGACAGCGTGCTGGCGCGCACCCTTGCCAACAGCGGCTGGACGACGGCGCGCTTTAAGGCAGTCATCCGCTGGCCGGACAATATGGCGCTGTGGGATGAGTGGGAGGCGCGCTACCAAAGCAATAAAGACGCCGCCGAACGCTACTACGCAGAGCATCGCGCCGCGATGGACAAAGGCGCGGTGGTGAGCTGGTCGGCGCGCCCCATCCTTGAGCTGATGAAGCTGCGCGCCCGCGATGGCCATGCCTCTTTTGACTCGGAATACCAAAACGATCCGGTCTCCGGCGAGGACGCGCCCTTTGCCAATGCCCTGCAATACTGGGGGACGCTACCGCCTGACCTGCTGTGGTTTGGTGCGGTTGACCCCTCACTCGGCCGCCTGGGAGCTTCGCGCGACCCCTCTGCCATCTTGGTCGGCGGCTATGAGCGCGCGACCGGCAAACTCTACGTGGTTGAGGCGCAAATCAAGAAGCGCCTGCCCGACCGCATCATTGAGGACGTTATCGCCCTGCACCAGCGCTACCACTGCCAAGTGTGGTTTGTTGAGGCAGTGCAATTCCAAGAATTTTTGCGTACCGAGCTCATCAAGCGCAGCGCGGCGCGGGGCATCCCAGTGCCGGCGCGCGCGGTTACCCCGCACAGCGACAAGGCGCTACGCATTGAGAGCCTGCAACCGCACATTGCCAACGGCCTCATCCTGCTGCAGCAAGAGCAGGCAACGCTGATTGACCAGCTGCGCCACTACCCCAAAGCCGACCATGACGATGGCCCGGATGCGCTGCACATGCTGTGGGCAGGTGCGGTGGCAAGCGGCGGCAGCGCGCAAGGCATGCGCCCGGTGCAAATCCCCGAACCTACCCTGTAAGGAGCAAGCATGTTTGGTCTTGGTAAAGACAAGAAAACGCCGAAAATAGACCTGAAAGCGCTGGTCACCGATACCGGACTGGCGCTCTCGCAATGGGCGGACAACTCGACCGCCGATAGCCTGCTCGCCGAGCTGGGGCTGACGCGGATGGAACTGCTTAAAGTAACCAGCCTTGATGACGAGTTTGAGAGCTGCCGCGAGGACATCCGTGCGGCGATGCTGGCGAAAAACTGGCGCATTTGGGGCGAGGACGCCGACGAGGACACCATCAACCGCCTCTACAAAAACCTGCGCGGCCACATGGCTGTCCTGGCCGATTTGGCAATCAATGCCCGCCTCGGTGGCTACGCGGTGGCCGAGTACGTCTATCGGCGCGAGGCAGACGGCCTGTGGTTACTTGAGCGCATCGCCAACAAAAGCGGCGAGCTGGACAACTACGAGCCGAAAGCCGACGGCACCCTGCTCTACAAAGGGGCGGGCGCGGACGAAGAACTCAACCGCGAGGTCAAATTTTTGCTGCTCACCAGCCGCGCCGACAGCAAAAACATCAAGGGCGACCCGCTTGCCATCCGCGCCTATCCGGCGGTGCAGCTGCGCAAAAAAGGCCTGCCCTATGCGCTGCAATTCATCCGCCGCTACGCGCAGCCCTATGTGGTCGCCAAACAGAGCGGCTTTGGCGCGACGGTAGAAGACTTTGCCAACAAGATTTTCAGCTTTTTAAGCGGTGGCGGCATCGTCATCGGCAAAGAGGACGAAATCGCCCTGCACAAACTGGACAGCGACGGCCAGGCATTTGCGCGCATTGAGCGCCTCGCCAATGCGCGCATCCAGAAACTGCTGCTGGGGCGGGTGAAAACCTCGGAGCTCGACAGCGGCTCGCGCAGCGCACAAGAAACCGACGACAAGGCGCGCAAAGACCGTATCGCCGGCTACCTCGATTTGCTGCAAGAGGCAGGACAACACGCCATCAATGCACTGCTCGCGGTCAACCGCAGCTTTGGCCTCGCTATCACCGCCCCGCAGGGGGTGTGGTTTGAGTTTGAGCGCGATGCTGAAATCAGTCTGGAGCGTGCCGAGCGCGACGCCAAATACCTTGCCACCGGGCAGGTACGTCTGACCGAAGCCTATTACACCGACGTTCTTGGCTTTGAAAAAGACCATATCCAACTGCTTGAGCCTCCTGCCAGCGATGCCCCGGCATTGTCGATGCGCCTCTCGCAGTCAGCAGGGGATGCAGGCAAAGGCGACCTCACTCACGACCGCAAAATACTCGCACCGAAAATTGACGCCATCCTTGCTGCCTTGTCTGATGCTAAAGACTATCAGGACTTCGAAGCGACACTCGCGACACTGCAGCTGCCAGACGGCGGCATGACGACCGACCTCGAAAATAAACTGAAAGCGGCATTTGCGGCAGGGCAGGCGGGAGCGGACACATGGCCGGAATAACAGAAAAACACAAGCCGCGCATCAATCGTGAGGCGCTCAAGCACCTCAAAGGCAAGCGCAGTCACATCAGCTTTGCCTGGCAGGATACTGCCAGCTACGAGCATGCCGTATCTTTTACCGTCGCCAAAATGATGGACGAGGATATGCTGGGCGAAACCCGCGCAGCGGTGACTGACGCACTCGCAAACGGCACCGATTTTGCGACCTTTCAAAAGCGGCTTAAACCCTATTTAATGGCGCGCGGATGGTGGGGGCAGGCGGTGATGGGCGACCCGGACACCGGTGAAATCCAAAAAGTACAACTGGGCAGCACGCGTCGCCTGCGCACCATCTACCACACCAACCTGCATACCGCTTACGCTGCCGGACAATGGGAGCGCATCCAGCGCAACAAAAAGCTATTCCCGTATCTGAAATACATCCCCTCGGATGCAGCCGAGCCGCGCGAATCGCACAAACCGTTTTACGGCATGGTGCTGCCGGTCGATGACCCGTTTTGGAGTACCCATTTCCCGCCGAATGGCTGGGGGTGCAAATGCAACGTGCGGGCATTAACGCGCGAGCAGGCCGAAAAAACCGGTATCAGCAAAAGCCCCGTACTCAAAGACATCGAACATATCAACACTCGCACTGGCGAAGTTGAGTACTATCCGGAGGGCGTCAACCCGTCCTTTGCGCACAACCCCGGCGACCGCCTGGAGGCGCTGCTGCAAATGGCACAAGAAAAACACGGCGACGCCTTTGCGCGCGGTCTGCTGGATGATCTGGAGCGCTTGCAGGCGCACATGAGCACGCAGCGGATATTCAAGGACAGCGCCAGCATCATCGCCGAGGGCGAAAGACTCTACGAAAAATACCAAGATATCATCGCTGCCGCCATCCAGCGTGGTGCTGGACATGAAGCAATCGCAGAAATCATGCAGCGCGAAGGGGTGGTTACTGGCGAAGCTGCGCGGGTGGTGGGCGCCAAAGCGGATGTCGACGAAGTGATCGAAATACTGCGACGTTATCCCGCCGACTGGGTGCAAAAATCCAATGAAGCGGGCGTGACTGCGGTGCAAAGTATGAACAACCGCGCTTTTGCCCGCATCTATCCCAATATATCTGCGGCACGTATCCAAAAAATTATTGATGACGACCTGATGATTGAAAAAGCCCTCAAACAGGCCGCCATTAGCAAACAAATCAAACCCGGCGACACCGCCACCCTGTTGATGCGCAATATTGGACACCGCGACGTGGCAACCCGGCTATCCACTCACTTGCATGAGTTTGGGCATCGCCTGCAAGCGGTCATGCCAGAACTGGATGCACTCTTTGCCCGTTACTGGGAGCTACGCACCAAAGGTGAGCCTATGGAAAAACTGGCTGAAATATTACCCGGACGCTTCCGCGCGGACGAGCTCACCAAGAAAGACGCTTTCCCTCATCCCTATTGGGGTAAAATCTATGGCGATGAAGATGACCCACAGCCGAAGGAAATGCTCACCATGTCATTCCAGGCACTATTGGGAGGAGACCGGGAACTGTTTGACTTGCTGCACAGCGATGAGGCGCTGTTCCGTTTTACGTTGGCAGTATTGACGCGATGGAGGGCTATATGAAATTTGATTTTGCGCTTTCCCGGCAAGAAAAAGTGCTGGGCAAAGTCCAGTTTGAAGAAGGCAGCGGCAAGATTACGGGCGACGCATCAGCCGTTGCTGCACTGGAAACTGCTGTCCATAAGGCTATTACAGCCCGCCACATCGGCAGATACCCACCGCCAGGGTTGGTTATTATTGACAAAGCGCCTGCGTATAGCCGGGAATTGATTAGTGTGTTGGAATTTGGCGGCTTTGACATCCCTGAGGCGCTGGCTTACGACACCGCTGATGCAGAATGCGAGCGCACAGAAACAGCGCTGGCCTTAATCAAGGAGCATGACCCAGAGGCAGAAGTCTATTTTTGACAAAACCGCCTGAATCGCCCTCTGAGCCGTTAAAGAGCAAAACCAAGGCAAGGATGCCCACCAAAAACCGTTAAATGACTGGGCGAAGAATTAAACGGGTTTTAAATCGGCTCTCGCCCCATTCACAAACCGCAACCACCCCACAACAACAAAGTTCGGAATTTCCGAAAATCCCCCTCGCTGAAGCCGGTCGTCTAAC